CCAAGAGTGGTCCCTGTTGTTTCATCCTCGATTCGGCTGCTTCAGAAAAATCCACGCCCTCAATGCCTTCTTCATAGATTTTTTCTTGGAGCCAGAAGGCTTTTCGAACTGTTTCTTCTCCGTGTTCTTCAATTAGCTCGTCTATACTAGCCATTAGATTATTTTCTCTCCATCTTTTACTATTGCATGAATTAATGGCTCTTCATGTAGATTCTGAAATGCTTTTCTGACTTTTTCTTTTGAAGTAAAATCAGTTATATAATCATCGTTTAGGTCTATCGGAGTATTCTCAGGTTTTGAATGTCCTTGTCTATTTTCAGGAATAACTAGAGCAGCATACACATCTTTGAAATCTCCTTCATAACTCCAATTATATTTCCCACTTTCATCTTCTACAAAACCATAATTTCCTTTAGCGTCTTCAAATTCAACTTTCATATTTTATCTTCTAACTCACTAAGAGCAGGGTCAGCTTGTATAATTTTCCTAGCAGTGGGTGAAGGAGTATGATTATCGAGATATGTTTCTACATAAGCAGGATGTGCCCTGTAAACTTGGACTATCTGGTGAGCTTTATCATATTTTTCTGACTGGAATATTTCAGCCATACCAGTAGTAGATTCTGCTGCGTTTGCAGTATGATAAGACCTATTAATTTCAGTTAGTTCTTGAATTTTACCACCATCATTTGCAGCCCAAAGTCTTCTTTTCAGAGAACGATTTGTAGCTTCTGCATATCTTTCAAATCTGTCTTGTCTAGAAGGACTCCAGCTATTGTCGAATCTGTTTTCATGCTCTATAAGTTCTATAGAATCATCAGATTCGTAAAGCTCCATATCTTCCATTCTGAAGTTATAAATCTCCATCTTTTTACCTTTAGTAAGGGAAAAGATGGTAATTGTATTGTCTTCTGAAGAAGCATCTTCAACAACACCTAGATGCTCAGTCTTTCCACCAAGAATCTGGTCTTTAGTGAATTTAACTATGTCTTTCTCAGAAGATTTTTCTTTGAAAGAGTCAAAATCAGGAATTGATTCAAATTCAGAATCATCTATTGATTCGGGGTTAAAATCTTTGAAATATCCGCTCTTAAATTCTATATTAGTAAAGTCAACATCACTTAACTCGCTAGGAGGTTTGTTTTCTCTTTTATTTCTGAATACAAGCTCTTCTAATTCTGCGTGTCCTGCATTTGGGCCTGTTGTTCCATCTTCATTGAAATCTATTTCAGGATAACCTTGGCTGAAATTGCCAGCGTCAGAACCTCGACCTCGGCTGTATCCTTTAGAGATATGAAAAGCGTGTTCCCATTCGTGATGGAATGTGCTATGTGTTACATCAGATAGGGAGCCACCACTTCCGGCATCGCTAATTTGTAATCGAAATCCATTGTCAAGGCTTCCTCTAGAACTCATTACACCACCTTGTTTGTAGAATTGGCTAAATAAATCAATTCTGGCTACCATATTGCGGAGGTCTTCATTATATTTAAATGACCTATTTAATTCTTCTCCGAATTTTGAAGCAAAGTTTTCTACGTATTGTGGATTATTGTATTCAAATTCTTTTTTATATCTAATCTCATCTTTCATCTGCTCAATTTTCTGTGTTTCAGTAAGCCCACTCCAAGATTCGTAAGATTTTAACCTAGCAGAGTTTTGAGCATCGAAGGTTGCTTTTAGAGGAACTTTATCTACAACATCAGTTCCTTCTACATCTAAATATTTATCTTCCCAATCAGTAACATAAGCATCATATTCTTCTCCTTTGTAATCAAACTTAATTTCTTGACCATAGAAAATTTCTGGCCTATCTTCTGAATTGGTTGGAAGGTCTATTTCTGTTCCAAATCCAGACGTAACTTTCCCGACTATTGCGTGAGTTGATTCAGAATCTACAGAACCAACGCTATCGTATTCAACTCGAAGACTCTCTCTATTTAAGAATTCATCAGAAAGTTGAACAGAAGTATATCTACTTCTATCTCGGTCAACCACTCCTTCATTTAACTCTTCTGCAACTTTATCCCATACTAATACTACATCCCCTTTATCAACTTGAGAATTGTCAAATCCAGATTTATCTAAAGTAGTCCAAGATACGTCTTCTTTTGAATCAGGAAGAATTGCGTTTACATTATCTGGAATCTCAACTTTATCTCTAATTTCAACTAACTGCCTTTGGCTTATTGTTTCTTCTTTGAGGTCGCCTGATTCATTGTAATATCTTACAGTTGCTTGACCTCCATCATCGTATATATCTCCTTTTTCAGTCTTTTTTACTAAATAACCATCTCTTAGAATATTAGCTTTAGTAAAGTTTCCAGTAGACTCTATAGTTTGTTCAAATGTTATCTCAACTTTGGGGTCTTGAAGTCCTTCATCTAAAGATTTGTAACTCCAAATTCCGGGCTTATCTTTTCTAGAGTAGATGTAGGTATCCCCATCTAACGTAGCAGTAAACTGTTTTTGTCCATAATATCTGCTAAATTCAATAGTTCTTTTAGAATCATTAGGATAATGAATTTCGTCAACAGTGGCTAATATTATTTGACCATTGAATTCATTTGTATCATTTAGTTTATTTCCGTTTAGAAGAACATCATCTCCTTCTTCTACTTGGTCAAATGTAGTAAAGTTTCTTGTATAAGCTACAATTTCAAAATTATTATCGGCATCGAATCTTTTATCATAACCGTCAGAGTTGTTGAATATTATTTCATCTTCTCTTACTTCATTAACAACTCTTCTAAATTCACTTTCATTGTCTTTTTTTATAACAACTTCATCGCCCTTTTCGATATTATCTACATCTATGTCTTGATTTTCATATTTAGTATGTCGAGCGTTGATAGTACCATCTCTATTTTCTATTTCTTCAATAGTAGCTGTCCCTTCTAAATAAGGACGAGATTTTAAATTATCAGATTTCCAAAATCTAGTGGGATTTCCAACGTCTCCAAAAGGCTCAATGCCATATTTGTAGTCAGCATTGTTTACAATTTTTCCTTCTAATTCACCGCTAGCAGGTTTCAAAGCAAAGACTTCTACGGAGATAGTTGAATAATCACCATCTTGAGCTTCTTCTGGAAGTACAGTCCCGTATGCAACATCTCCACGCTCTAGATTAAATTCAACTACATCTCCATCAGAAAGAGTATCAAGAGTCTCGTCGCTAAACTTCCAATCACGACCGTTAGCAAAGTTTCTTTTTAGATTAACGAAGGTTTCTTGTTGCCTTAGAGCGCGGTCAATGTCATTACCATCGAGGAGAGAGTGGTCAAATCGATCTGCTGCTTCTTCAAACGAGACTGATTCAGACGATTCTCCATCTGTAATAACCCACGAATTTTCATCTCGCTCTTTAATATCGTAAGTCTTGTCTGTAGATGGTTCGTAAAGAACGTCACCAACTTCCCATGATTTTACGTATTTTTCTTCTTCGGGAGGAGTAGTTGGTTCTGTAGAGTCGCCAGAGTCACCATCATCGTTATCACCATCAAAACGAGCGCCACCTCCATCAGAATCTAAATCCCATCCACCCATACGCTCTTCAACGTATTTTATCATCTCTTCTATGGGTGGCATTGAATCTGTATACGCAAACGGTGTGTCACGACTCCGCTCAGTACCAGAAACACCTTGGTCTACGTAAGCAGCGTAATCAAGTGGATTAGTAATGTGACCTTGAATTTCATCTCCCAAATCGAATTGATGATGGTCAAAAGAAGAGTGAAGATGTGGAGTAGTATACGGAGTCCGTCGCTGTAAAATTCTTTCTACAGCAGCTTCTTGGCCGACAGATAGAGCATCATCGAGGCCCTTCTCAGCCCCGTCGTGGACTCGCTCTTTAATTTTCTCTACCGTAATTTCGATAGAGTCCCAATCGACCTCGAATTCAATGTCACCCATATATATTAATTGTCAGGAGCAAACGTCTCGTCAATAACAGAAGAACCGGGCGCGACCGCGTGCGTGCTATGTCGTGTAACAGCGTCAAGCTCGTACCAGCTTCCCTCGTACTTTATCCGAGCGTCAGCCGGTGGAGCATCATCAACAGGGAAAAAGAACACAGGACGGTCACGGTGTCGCTGACCATCGCTGCTATTCATCGTAGTATTTCTATTCTGATAAGACCTCGCAGCGAGGACAGTCCCGTCTCCATAGGCGCTCCATGCCATTTCAGACTGTCCGAAAGCGTCTTCCGACCCTGTATTTGACTCAACATAGACTGGAACTTCTCTTCCAAGTCTAGAAAGAGCCGTTGAAAGATTTCTAGTCATAGTTCTTCACGTTTTGTGTAGCTCCGTTGTCCACCAGTAGAAGTTCGAGCAGAACGAGATACCCTGGTGCCGCCACCACTGTTCAAAATTAGAATCTGTTTGGCCTTGGCGTAGTTCTCATACCACATCGTAATTTCGCCATCAGCCTGTGCTAGAAGCTCACTTTCTTCTATTGCTCCAACACTGATTGCTTTCGCGTCAAGAGCGCCTGTCTGAACCTTACTGAAAAGCATTGAGGCCCAGAAAAGCGCCTCTTCTTGATTGTCGTCGCCATACCAGTCAACATCTTCTGACTGGAGTGGGGCTTCAGAGAGTAAATGGCTCTTAGCCCGCTTTACGGCGACCGACAGGTCTTCGTCACTGACTACTGCTGGTTTGTACTGTGCAAAAGACCGAACTTCACTTACAAGTGTATCATCAGAAGTTGCCATAAATCGAGCTAAGAGTTGTTAGTTAATATTCAGTACCGCGTCTGGCTCGCAGTCCAGTCAACCTCGACGCCGCTGAATTCGACCATCGCAAGCGGGTTCGTGTTGGCAAGGCCGTAGTCCATCGTAGCCGAGCCGTTGATAATGTCGCCGGGGTGACTGACAGGACCGCCCTGAGGCTGCGTAAGCTGAAGCTCTCGCTCAGTATACATCTTGACCGGCTGGATGCCAGCATCGTACATCAGGAATTCGTCACCAGTCAGGTAGGGCGACTGCATAAGCTGGACACCGCCGGGAGTAGCGCCCTCCATGTCACGAATATTCGTGTTTCGGAGGCCCTCAGCCATCGGGATATGATAGTCAGCACCGTTGGTCAGTTCTTCCTTAATCTTGAACTTCCAATCCTTCGAAATGAGCGCAACCTTCTGGCCGCTGGTCCAGCCGTGGTGACGGAGGTGTTCGGCAGCAGCTTCGAAGTGCTGCATTGCCGTGTAACCATTACCACTCTCGTCGGGAACGTTAATGTCGTTGAACAGAGCCGTCGAGTCGGGAATCTGGTGCGAGTGCGAATCATCAAAGGTATACGCACCGTAGTCAGGAATCTCGAACCAGAGGTTACCGGAACCGTCATAGACGGAATCGAACATAACCTCGAAGGTGTCTTCCATCATCGTTTCGGTCGCACCTTCGACAACCTCGTTGACCTTATCCTGAACGCGCTCAGAAGAACTCTTCTCGATGAACTTCTGAGTCATACCGAGCGACTTACCGTACTCGGTCGTTCGGATAGTCAGTTCGTTGTAGTCAGGGAGGCTAGTGTCGTTCTGGAAGCCGGGGAATTCACCCTCAGCAAGCGGCTCGAACTGGTCAGGTCGATTCTCGTTGATTTCTTGGATGAACGTCTGCTGGTCCATCTCTTCAACGAAAATCTCAACGAAAGGAACCTCAGCCTCGTTATTAAAGTAATCAACAATCTGTTGAGCGTTCTCGACAATCTCAGTCAGAGGAACGTCGTCAGCCGTGTAAAGTTCGGGGTCACGTCGTGCCATAGTTATAGAATATAAGTCTTAGAATTCGCTAGTTTACGCCGCCGTCTCGTACTCGTGTTCAACATCAAGCAGGAACGTCGTCGCATCAACAGCAACGCCGACGTACTGGAGAATGTTGCCAGTAGTACCATCAGGCTTGCTCTGTGTAACGCCGCCACCGACAGCGAGGTAGACCGGCTCGTTGGGAGTCAGGTCGAGGTCGCCGTCAACGTCTTCAAGATAGACGCCAGTAAAGACATACGTACCCTCGTCACCGACAAGGGTATAATCATCTTCTCGAACCTGACGCCGAAGCTGACGCTGCTCGATATAAGCATCTTCAAAGCCACTGACGTTAACATCAGTCGGGTCTTGAACCTCTTCCATCAGAACACCCATAGCAGGCTGTGGGCTATCAGAATCAGCATCAGCCTGAACCATTTCAGTTTCGCCGTCGTTATTTTCAGTCAGACCAACAAGGTCGCCCTCGGAGGCCTTGACCGTAATCGTTTCACCATCGCGGTTAAGCGGATGATTCTTCGCCTTGGAAAATCGAATATCAGTCATTGTTAGTTAATAAAAATTTTAAATCTGGGCACCAGAGATGCTGTCAAATGCCTTTTCAACGTGTTCAGGGGTGCCACCTTCTCCGTGGGTTTCACCACGAGTACCGTGGTCATTGAATTCTTCAGTCTCCTCGTCTTCATCTTCCTCAAAGTCTTCCTCTTCAGACTCGTCAGAAATATCATCGAGGAGAGACTTCTTATCACTGTAAGAAAGAGCCTCAGCGGATTCCTTACTTAGAGAAGTCTTTTCAGCAACTTCGTCAGTCAGCTTGCTATCATGCTCTTCAAACTCTTCAACAGTATCAGTAACCTCTTCAAAGGTTTCCTGATTGACAGACTGAGCCTTAGAGAACTTCTGAATAAGCTCCCGAAGCTCGCCCGCCTCCATGTCGTCAAGGTCGTCGTATTCAATAGTCTTGAAAATCATATTTCTAATTAGAATTTTGTGGTGTCAAGGGTGAACACTGACCGCAATCTCTTCCCTCTTCATTAGCTGGCGACAACAAAAACGCCAACCTCAGAGGATTCATCTTCAGAATAGTCAGTCTTCAGACCGCCTTCATCATATCCAGCCGGGAAAGGAGTAGTCGAAAATTCACGCAACTTTCCATCAACTAGCTCTGTTTCGCCGTCGTCGTTAACTTCAGACTCGTACTGATTACCAAATCCAACAGAGCCGTCAGTTAACGTCGGAGGGTCGAACGTGAGCCGACTAATAATTTCATTATGAGTCTGAGAACCAGTATTGTACGCTCTAGCCATGAGCATTAACTTATTCGTACTATCGTTGAACCACACGTCTTTAACAAATCCAATCTGAGAAAGTGTCTGTTTAGTGTGGTCCATAATGTACGGCGGATTATTCGAGTAATCTTTCTCAGCTACATTCTGAAGGAAATCTTTAGTAATTCGAACACCATTTCGGTCTTCAGGTGGTCCAGGTTCCATTGCTTCGAAAACAGCATCGACCGAAACTAGGTTTCCATTGTCGTCATAATTCTCTCTGATTCCGTGTTCATTAAAATCTTGAACAATTTCTTTCCGCTTCGGTGAAATAGCCGAAGCAGCAAACGCTATTTTGGAATCATCGAGGGAGGCAGAATTCTCTTGCTCAGGCTTCGGGTCGCCTTCAGGAAGTGAATCGAACGGATTATACGCCCAGTTGAGCAGACTTACAGCCCACTCACTCGGACACGTCCCTTTGCCACCTTCAGATGGACTATCGGGCCGCTGACCTTTCATTCGGGAGATGAAAGAAACAGTTCTTTTAGCGTCGTCTATGTCTCTCTGTGTCCAGTCAGACTTATTCTTTTCAAGCAACCTCATGTTGCGCTTACGAACTGCTTCAGGGTCTTTCGAAGCAGTATCAGCGCAAGGATGCTCAGACCACCTCTCCAATTTAGAAGCGGTCATATTAACTTTTTCAGACCACTTTGAATATACTTCATCTAGCTCTTGGCTGTCAGAAGCAAATTCAACAGTATCTACACTCTCACTGAAAGTTGGATTTCCACTTGGGGATTCATCAAAAGGATTTATACCCCTGTTGAGCATTTTCACAGCTAGTGGAGCAGGACACGTACCTTCGCCGCCGCTTGGAGCATTATCAGGAAGGTCGTCGATGTGCTTTCTTGCCCAAGAAACTATTCTGTTGGCAATTCGATAAGATTCTTCGTTCCAGCCATCAGGAGCTTGGCCCATGAGCATCATGGTGTTGTCTCTCCAATCTGAGCCATTGTCAACACCTACATCAGAGCATGGGTGTTTTTCCCACATCTCCATTTCTTCTTCGCTCATATTGACGAGACTATCCCAAGCCTCGAAAATTCTGCTTTTATCCATTTCAAAAGTCATGGATAGAGCAGCGCCTTCAATGTCGCTCGAATTCTGAGGTCCGGCCCAAGAACTTACAGAACTTTCAGCCTTAGCAACCATCTGTCCTGTAAATTCGCCGCTATCAGAATCGTATTCTTCCATCTTGTAGACGTTTTCACCATCTTCACCAGTAACTTTATTTCCGTCTACAGTAAAAGAATCTTTAGTTCGGCCACGAATTTCGCCATACACATCGGCTCCATCCCAAGACCACTTGACCCACTCACCAGTATCAAACTGATAAGCAGCAAAATATAGTTTTTCAATAGTTAAATTAGACATATTACGTAGGTATAAGATTTAGCGACCAAGCTCCAACAACCGCGATAGCACTAGTTATTGCACTTACAATTATAGCATTTCTTCGGGAGCGGTTGTCTATTTTATCAACTTGCTTTTCTAGAGGGTCAATTCTATTTTCAATAACTCTCTCTAGAATTTCGTTAGTTCGTTTTGTTCTTTCATCTACACGAGCTAAAACGGCATCAGGATTTTCATATTCAAAATTAGAATCTTCTTCAGAATCAGTCATACATCTTCATCCTCTGTAGGCGACTTTCTTCTTCTATCTTCATCATCAGAATTGTCTGTAGAGCTATCTTCTCTGCTTGTTACTTCTCGACCAGCAGATTGTGTCCCGCCACCATTGTCGGTCGGTCTACCACCTTCAGGACTTTGAATAGCATCTCCAAGATTCTGACCTTCGTTAGCTAAACTCTGAAGGACAGGCAGAATATTCTCATTCAGACCGTCCATCGAAGGCATTTCAGTCTCGGGGTCTATTCCTGCTCGCTCTGCAAATGCTTCACGAGTAAGGAATCCGGTGTTGAAGAGCTTTAGAAGTTTATCAATTTCAAGTCTATCTTCAGCAGAACTATGTTCTCCAAACTCAAACTCTGGGATAAGTCCATCGTAGTCTTCTAAACTTTGACCCTTAACTACTTCAACATACAGCGGGCGGAAAATCTGCTCTTCAACAAACTCTTTGATAAGATTTTGATAGCGACGAATACGTCGCTTGAATCCAGGCATCAAAATTTCAGCCGAGCCACCCTTATTGTCCATATTAGCCAAGACTGCCGGAACACCAATTCCAGTAACAATTCGGCGCTCATGGTGTCTGAACGTCTCTTCTAGACGCATTGCTCCAGCACTCGAAGATGTAGAAGTGGTCCCAACGACCTCGGCTTCAACATCAGCATGACCAGCTATCATCGAATCTGGTTCAATTTCTGTAACTTGGTCAAGCCAATTATCTATTTGAGGTTCGCTCCAATCTTCATCTCCAGTTCCACACTTCCAAAAAATAGGAGGATATGCCTTGCTAGCGACGAATCTGGCATAATCAATCTCCATATCTCGGAGAATATTAGCTTGTTCTTTAACTCGCTCTATAAGAGAGCGGCCAAATTCATCAAGAGGATTCCGTCTAAAGTAAAATTCTGCTACGTCAGAAGGTTTGTACTTTGTAGCATCATCATCTGTAGGAGTACCACCCTCAGGCGGTTCTAGAATATATTCTTGAACTTGCCCATATTCATCAGTAAATTTATATATCTTCTTACCGGGCAGAATTCTAGGTTTGAAAGAACCGTCTTCAACGACAAGTTCCATAAACCCATGACCTTCAATAGCGCCATTTTCTATCCAGTGATTGAATACTTTGTCAAAATTAGAATTAGCTATTAGAGTACGGAATCGAGCTAAATCTTTAATATCCATCTGCTTTTCAGAGCCAGGAATATGACGCTCTGAAATATTATATCCATCAGCAAGAAGCCAATCTAGACTTACATCTACAGAGTGTCCAACGTGAGGGTCAGTATCATAGAGTAGTCTATTCTTTTCAAACTGGTCTTTTGGTGGCTCGTGTGTTCTATCGTCGTTATAAGACCTACCAGAACCACCTCCACCAGCGGTATTTTTATCAACTACAGCCCCTTTTGGAGAATCTACAACGAATTCTCCACCATCTTCAGGAGGGTCAACAAAATTAGAATTATTAGACATATATAAATATTATCTAGCGTGTCTCGGCTCGTAATTTTTTCTTCTGTTCGAATTTCTACTAACAGAACTTCTCTTGACTACTCTAGAATCGTTTTTAGTTTTAGGCGTCTCTACATCAAGACGGCTACTTCCCAAATTATTCTCTGGAGTAGTTTTACTCACATCTTTTTCTTGAGTTAGAGACTTAGACTCAGTGCTAATATTAGGCGGATATGCAGCAAGAGCAAAAGCAATAGCGAGGTCGTCTTTCCCTTCAGGCGCAGTGTCTTTCCCACTGAAACGTGCTACAGAACCTTTTGTAGTTTTATCTTTGACTATTGCTAGGAGCTGGTCGCGGATTTTGTCGTCGTCAACTAATGTAATCTGATTATTGTGGAATCCGTAATTAACATCGCCCCACATTTCAGCGACAGCTTTCCGGTCACTGAAGTTGAACGAATTGACTCCACGGCCTATTGTCTCACGAATCTCAGAGTCGAATCCTTCTCCAATATTAGTCGCGTCAGTGACTACACGGTCAACACCATTAGCTCTGTATAGCTGTTGGATGCGCTGTGCAATAGCTGACGGATTTCTTGCGTTGGCCGGGCTGATTCCAACATCATTGAGGCGAGAATCCGTCACAACCTCGTGATAGCGAAGATAACGCTTCTGGCCAACGTGTTCAACCATCACAATAGCCGTGTCGTCTTTACCACCGCCAGCAATATCGACGGCCATGACAAGATTTCCACCTTCAGGCGCTCCGACCGTAGGACCGTACTCGTAATCAGAGTCGGAAAGCGCCTCAATACTTCCCTTGACCGTTCTTTCATCGAGGAAACGGTACTGATTCTCGACAGGCTCACATAAATACTCCTGACGAAAACCTTCAGGGTCGCGGGCACGGTCGCGCTCGGCCTTCTCGATATTCAAATACGGCATCGAAGGCTCAACGTCTTGCGCGAACAGCGAACGCTTTACATTAATTTCGTCAGCGTTCTTGAAAGCGGGCTGTTCTATCGAAATAATCCCATTTTCGCCTTCTGGCGACCCTGCCTCCTGGTCCTGCATAAAGAGGCCATTTTCGAGCTTCGGAGTCGAAATTTCAAGCGTTTTAGCGTCTCCAAGAGCTACAAAAGGCGAAAATGCCCGCATGGACTCTTCTTGGTCTTCCAAGAAGTCCATTTCGTCAATGAAAAGAACATCTGCGCTGTCTGCACCCCGTGACGTGTCGGGATTTCCGGCAAAAGCCATATAAGTGGCCCCATTTGAAAGCTCAATTTCGTCTCTGTTGTCGATTTCAAGGTCAAAATCGAGCTTAGACCACTCTATGAGGTCATAAATATCCTCAATTCGGTCTTTTGCCTGCGATTTACTCGGGCCAGTAATCGCAAAAAAGCTATGAGGTTGAACTAACCCCTTTAAAAGCAGCGCAGCGCAGGAAATAAACGAATATCCAGTCCGACGACCCTTAAGAACGTTTATCGTAGATGCATTACCGTACCAGAGTGCGTGAACTAGCTGTTTCTGGTATGAAGTTAGCTCAAGAGGTTCTACATCCTTACTCTCAAGGTCACGAACGCGAAAAATATCCTCGATAACTCTGTCAGGTCGCCCTTCCCAACGGTCGAGAAGTGCGTCTGTATCGGCATCGAGGCGCTGTGCAACTTCCTTCATAAGAATAAACAGTCAAATCTTCAATCTTCAAACTGAGAAGGGTCGTATTCGTTCTCTTCGCCGTCCAAGGCTTCAGAAGCAATCTCCGCCATTGCGCTCGCCTCACTCGCCTTCGCTTCAGACTCGTCCATCGTGCTGCGAGCCTTTGGCGTCAGCCCAAGCTCCTTCATCATTTTTATGATAGTCTGTTTCTTGAGCCGGACGTTATCAGAGAGAGGATGAACTTCTTCCCACGTCTCCTTCTCCCCAGTCTCGGGGTTGAAAGACTCGCGGGTAACTACCTCTCCATTCTCGTTGAGGTAGACCTCGCCACGCATCGCTCTGACCTTCGACATGGCAAGGGACTCAAGCTGCTGATACTCGGGGCTGCCCTCCTCAAAGCCGTAATCCTCGGCCCATCCCATCACTTTCTCATACAACTTTTCGTCAGCTTCGTCCCAATTGTCTTTTAAATTAGCATCTTCAGCGTACATACCATGTTTCATGGCCCGGACATTACCTTCGCTGGCACCGTCAGCTTCATCGAGGCCGCTTTGCCAGTCATTGTGTCCAGCGCCGTTGTGTTTCCGACAGCGATTGTATCTCTCACCCTCTGCTTCCTTCTTCAGCGTATTCTTCTTACAAAAACGAGTCGGCCCACCGTACTCATCAGGTTGATTTTGAATCTCGGCTAAACAGTAAAAATCATGAAAATCACAGCGATGGTCAGACGGATGTTCGGCTCTTGCTTCGAGCTTTTGTTCTTCCGTCCACCCTGTCAACTGTCTGTTAGCCATAGATAGGAATAATACTAGTTAAAATAGTGTATTAGAAACAAGTTCTAAAACTAGTTTTAGAACAACTTTCTGAAAGCATTGATGCGCCTATTCAACACGCAGTTGTTTCTACGAGGTGAAACACAACGTAGTTTTAACCACGTAGTTCAACAACGTGTTTAATTAGTATACTAGGGGCTTTGGAATTAGAAATGTACCATGAAGACCGATGAAGGAGTCTTTTCTTTTCTCCTCTACGGCCTCCCTCTTCGACCCCGCTTCACTATTATATACCTACACGGGTTTATATAGTTTATAAGGGACGTGTCTACTTTCAGATGTATAGGAAAATTTATACTTGACAAATGTGGCGTTTTTAGCTCACAATATTTGTTTTACCCCCTCCCAGTTAGCACTTTTGGACGTATGTAATACACTAAAACTCTTGACAATTCTCGCGCGCGCTCAGACCCCGTTGAAACCTAACCTTTATCAGTGTCCAGACAGCGAATCGTCAGCTATAAAAAACTCTAAAGATGCCGACTCTGCGTGAATCACTCCGCGCCTCAATGCTTTCAGAAAGAATCTTTGATAGCAATTAGAGATAGTTACTTTGGCCGAATTCTTTTCTCCCTGCTTTGGCTCTCGACCTTGACGGCGACGACTCCTCGAAATCAGGCCATGTGAGCATATTCTGTGTGGTGACTTACGTAACTAACGTAGCCAGCCCCCCCCTCCATAGTTGTCAAAACTGGCTCCTACATCGTACACACAGGCGCTCACGACGCCGGTATCACGTCGTATTGCACGCTCGCTCGTCGCGCGTCGGCTACCTTTGGGCGCACGTAGAACCCCGCTAAGAGGCCGCTCACATGGTCAATACACCACTCAATGCCGTTTAAGCGGGTCATATCTCGTAGCACACACCTCGGACACACACCGAATCATGTCACACACCCACATACATCTACCATGCACACACCCACAGGTACATATCACCGATACAAATCGCTTTAGCGGGCTGTTAACACCGACGCAATCAGTCTTAGTCAATTTTGGTAGAATTTTCGGGGATTTTGGGGCTTATAGAACGGTGTTTTCAGGGCTTGTGCCTCCTGAATTTTGGCGTTTGAGGTGTTACTAACTCCCTACCTTTGCTAAGACTCAAACCCCCCACCTTTGCCTCCAGTTTCATGGTAACTTTGCTAACTATTTGGGCCGATATTGAGACTCCTAATCGTTAGCATTGAGGCGTCTATCCGCCGGTATTCTAAGAATTAGCTATCGTCGGTATCTTTAAGTGGTATCACTCCCACCGATTAGGTACGAAACGCTCGCCGGGAATTACACACCGCCGGCAAGTTGACCCCCGCCCGAAGCTCCGGGCGGGAATCGTAGTACGCCCCCCTGCGGTGCGGTGCCACTGCGTAACGCCCCGAAGCCTAATCTTGGCGGAAATGATGGCTTCGGGCGCTTTGCCCGCGATTTACAACCCATTTCCGACGGTAAGTTCTATCAGGTGGGTTTGACGGGTCGGTGCGCCAGGGCGATAGACAACCCGCACCTTACAGGGGGCTAATCTCGG